TGGTATTGTCATTTTGATATACAAATAAACTTTCCCCAACCGAACCAACTCGGCTCCGGCCTGTGTTATACAGAATGTAAAATGATAATATACAATTAGCGAACCCTCAAAAACCTTTACAAAATAATAGCGGGTGTGTTATAATAGAGTCATCAAAGGGAATGAGCGCTCACCTTTGAACAAAACTAATCTAAAACAAAAGGGGAAACCAATTATGGAAACCAACGCATTGATTGCAACCGCAACAACTCACGAAAGCAAAGTAAACCTTTTTCGCGCACTGACGAACGCAAGTCCGTTTAGTGAAGCAGTAAACAAAACATTGTCCGTGGTACAGATCATTGATCAGCCAGCTGTCAACGATCAAGGTGAACCGGTCAACCGTTATTTCTTTCTGTGTGAAGATGGATCCGCATATATGTCTATGGCGCTTGGAGTTGACAGTTGTGTCAAGGCTGTTCGGTCTATTTGGGGATCGGATTTTGCTGAACCCTTGCAGATCGTGCCTTGTCAGGTTAAGACGAAAAACGGCCACACTTATAAATTTACTGTACTGTAAATTTATTAAAACTCAAAATTATAGCCCGGTTTATCCGGGCTATAATCATTTAATGGTGAATGATTATGAAAAAATTTATTCATACGAAACAAAGAAAAGCGGCACTTGCAACAGTAATTCGCGGATATAATTATAATATTCGCCGAGCCGCCGCCTTGAAAGCACACGGTAAATATCAAGGCGTTGTTCTTCCTAAAATGTTGAATGTTGAAAAAGAATTTGCAAAAATAACAACATTAGAAGAATACAATGAGTTAATAAATCGGTTAAGAGAAACTGCCGGGGCAATTCGCGAAGAAAAAATAATTCAATTAGGTAAATACAAAACCATAGAAACGCAAACCACACGAATAATTAAAAAACAGCAAGAAAGAAGTATTCAGGCATTTATCCAAAATGAAACACCTGCAAAAACTGAATTCAAATCCGCAAAAGCCTTGAAGAAATTTATGTACGAATATCAACGGGAAACTTTTGAATCATTCAACGAAGCGCGGGCAGAGGTATTCAAAGAAAATGTTGCAACCGCTTTAATTGCTTTAGGATTTGAGGATTTGTACACAGAATGGCGCGGATTGTCGCTTATTCAAGTTGATTCTGTAAATAGGGTTTGGCCCGAAGCAGTAGAAGCGTTATGGGCGGCGTATGATTCTAAGGACCCGCAACAAATACAAGAAGCTTATGACCGAATGCGAACAGCTATAAACGGAGTAAAAGGAAAATAACATGAAAGAATTTATTTCCGATTTTGAAACACAAAAGGATCCGAAAACTGGGGTCATGTCTGTGTGGGCGTGGTCCATTGTTGAAGTTGATGATCTTTCAAATATTCAATTTGGAAATAATATTGCAAGTTGGCTTTCAGCAATTCAGGGACTTCCGAACGGATCATTGATAGGATTTCATAACTTAAAATTTGACGGTAGTTATATTTTAAGTTATTTATTAGGCGTAGCAAAATGGCAATACAATGACGATCCAAAAGCAAGAAAAGCAAAAACCGTTGAATGTTTAATCAGTTCAACAGGTGTTCATTACAATTATAGAATAAATTTCACCAAACGCAAATATGCTAAAATTTATGATACCCTAAAAATTTTCAACATGAGCGTTTCGCAGATTGCTAAATCTTTCGGAATCAAAGAGCAAAAGGGTTCTATTGATTATGCAACCTTTCGGGGATACAACTATACCATGACACCGGAAGAAGTTGAATATATTACCAACGATGTAATTATTGTAGCCAAAGCAATAAAGCAATTCAGGACGGAGGGTCACGAGCGCAACACCATAGCGTCAAACGCTATGCGCTATTACAAGAAAAATAGTTACTATTCAAACTATGAATTTTTAACATACTTTCCACACCTTGACGATGATTTATACCACCTACTAAAGCGCGCCTATAAGGGCGGATATTGCTATGTCAATCCTAAATTCAAAGGTAAACCGGTAGGGCATGGCAGGGTGTACGATGTAAACAGCTTGTACCCATCTGTAATGAGTGACCCTCGCAACAAATATCCAGTTGGCACACCGGTATTCTTTGAGGGTAAATATAAAGACGATTCAATTTATCCATTATATATACAGTTTATAACCGCACAATTTGAATTGAAAAAAGGAAAAATCCCAACTATTCAAATTAAAAATGATAAACGCTTCAACCCTCGCGAATATATAACAACTACCGGTTGTTTAATGGTAAATCTGTATTTAACTAATGTAGATTTAGAAATGTTTTACGAGTGTTACAATATAAAAGAAATTCAGTATATAGGCGGGTATAAATTTATAGGGCGATCAGGAATATTTATTGACTATGTAAATCATTTCAAAGAAATGAAAATGCAGGCCACTATTGAAAAAAATGCAGGGAAAAGAAGCATTGCAAAATTGTTTCTAAATTCATTGTATGGGAAATTTGGCGCAAGCAACGACAAATTTGTAAAACGCCCATATATAAACGATAAAGGAATCCTTGCATACCAAACAGTTGAAACACCGCGACCTGCCAAAACAGTGTATGTCCCTGTGGCCGCATTTGTGACAGCCTATGCCCGGCGATTCATTCAAACTCTGTTCATCAAGAATGTAGACCGTTGTTGTTATTGCGATACAGATAGTTTACATTTGATCGGTGATGATCCCCCAGTAGGTGTAAAAATAAGCGATACAGAATTTAACTGTATGGCGCACGAAAGCAGTTTTTCAAGAGCGAAATTTCTTGGCGCAAAATTGTATATAGAAGAAGATGAAGCCGGAAAGCTTGATGTTAAAGCCGCAGGATTGGGGCAGAACGAAGTAGTGAAAAATCAAATTACATTTGAAAACTTCAATACGGAACAAGAATATTTTGGAATCCTGAAAAGTAAAACCGTGCAAGGCGGAGTAGAGTTAAGCGAATCTACATTTAAGATACGCGAACGCGGAACACGATTTTAATAAACAGTGTCGATTATTTCAGCGAATTTTTCCAAATCTATTTACAGTTTTGGAAATTTGTGGTACAATTAAGACAAGAAATGAGGAAAGAAACAAATAATTATAAGGAGTAAAATTATGAAAAGCAATATTCAAAAAAGATGGGATCGTTACTACGGATACGCAACAGCCTATTGGGTTGATCTTGAAAAGCCGATTGTTGTTTTTGATTCCGGTTTGAATGAAGTTGCAAAATACGAAGAATTGCCAGCAGACTATCAAAATTTGGTTGATAGGGCTATTGATGAATTTGAAGAGGGCTACAATAATGTAGTACGCTTGGGGTGTAAATTCTATGAGCGATTCAATTATCAACGCTTTTCCATTCTGCGAGAAATTGAATCTTTTGATGAAACAATATATAGCAACAATGATTTTAACGAGGTATAAAAAATGATTCGGTTTTTAATCAAGAAAAAGTTTGCTTACGCTGAAAAATGCTTTGATCGGGCGGGAGAAATAAAAAAGCCATTTGAAAGGTATTTTGCTTCATTCATCAATCAGGTGCGCAAAGGTCAAAAAACAATAACGCTAAGAGCGCCAAACACCTTGACCGGGGTGCGATCCCTTATTTACTTTTCAAAGGCTTTGGATTTAATAAGATATCTAATTGAAGTACACGAAGAAAGTAATGTTGTTGCTTTAACATTCAAAATGAACGTCAACGCCAAGTCAATGCACGCGGCAAGAAATGTAATAGCGAGGTATAAAAATGAATGAAATTAAAATGAGTTATAGGAATGGTTGGAAGGTAGACGGGACCGCATGGATTAATGTGAATACCCCTCCGGTGATTCTTGAACAGGTGTTACCTGCTGGCCTTTCACCTGTGTGTAGGCTTGATGATTATGACGAAAGCGAACGCGATATGATCGACAATTGTTTAATGAAAAAACATGGTGATTTAATTACTTTCGGTGGCAAGTCATATATATTGACACATGAAGGGCGTTTTCTCGCCATTTCAGAAGTAAAAAGAATTGAATTTGACCCAATGGAGGTGTTATAAAATGAAATTCATTGATTTATTCGACATAGAATCAACGGTTAGGGTTTGCGACATCATAAGTTTATTTTTAATCGGTGGAGATGATAAAATATATCTTAATCTTGCCAATTCGAATGAAGATTACATATTAAAATGCGAGCGAATTATTTTCAAAGGTTGGGAACCTTATTATGAATGTAAAATAAAATGGATTGAAGAAGAATGTTCAGATGAATCAGATGTGGCTTATTTAACCTTGATTATTTAAAATATTATTCAAAAGTGACTTGAAAGCGAGGCATGAAAAAAATGAAATGTAACGACTGCGCATATTACAAAATATGCAAGAGTTTGAATAATACCGGTATATTCGCCAAATTCCCTAAAGTTGATTTTTGTCCTCTGTTTGAGCCAAATTCTGAAGAAAAAGTTAAAGAAAGTGAGAAGAAAAAAATGCAACCAGCAGTATCAACCGCGCTACAAGCTATCCTTGCAGATCGAGGGTACAAGGTGCTTGAATTAAAAACTTTTTCGGGAGCAACATTTGTCGGCACGAACATTCAAATCAAATTCAACAACTCCCTTTTAACAAAGTGTGTTTATTGCAATGATGAATTGTTTTCAACTATTCAAAATATATCGGAAGTGCGAATCTTATTTTTCAGCTAAAATAAAGAACCCGGGGATCTCTCCCCGGGTCTTTTTATTTGTACCGCTTGCAGGCAATATTATAATCGTATATGCAGATCCACCCGGAGGGGATCCGCGCCCAAATATTTTTATTACCTTTATAAACCAATTCAAGAATTGTACATTTGGTGCCGCGTTTTAGGTATGCAATGTTGTTTTTTTCATCACGATTCAAACAATGCTTTCTACCGTCCGAAGTCAATTCCTTGATCTTTTTTCGTCCGGTGTTCGCGCCTGCGCCCTTGTACACTCCGCGCACATAGGTCAATGTGATTGTTGATCCGATTTTTGGCTTTGGATAGTCAAAAATAGCACCGCGCATTTTAGGCCGAAGCACTCCAAGAACCCCTTTATAAGTGTGTTTCACTTTTTTGCAGGCAGAACCGCGCGGCCAATTTTGATCGAACGATTCAAACCATTTTGTATTTCCATTGCCGGTAGCTACGGCGATATGACCGTAAGGGCCGATTTTTGCGCCCCATACAACAATATCACCCTTTAATGGCACAAAAGTAGGGTTGTTTTGAATTTTTTCAAAATTTTCAACAAGTGGTTTTCTTTTTTTAAAACTTGTGAAATAGTCAACCGCATTTCCCCATGCTCCGGGTTTAATGCCGAAGCAGGAATTTAAGTAAAACTTTGCCAAATCCACGCATTGAGCGCCGGATACATGGTCATAATCAATTAACCTGCCTTTATATAATTTGTAAAACTGATCGTAGGTCATTCGGTATAACCCCTTTCTTTCGTTTCATTCTTAACAATATCACCGGCAATGGCCGCGGAAGTGAAGCTATTATTTTTCCACCAACTCCACACTGTGGAAAACACTGTTAAAAGTGTGGAAAAGAATAAGTATACCTCATCATCGGAAAACGGAAGCGGATTTTTGCCGATCATAGTTAGAACAGAATTGACAAGCGCAACAAAAGTTACGATTGTGCGTATAATGGTATCTTTTGAAACATTTTTCATTTTACTTTATCCTCCAAATCTTGAATGCGGTGATCTGCCACCTGCTGGCGCAGTTCTTGAAGTGCAACCCTTTGTTGTAGTTTGTTGTACTGTTCTTGCTTTTTCTCAAGCTGTTTAATTCTGTACAAAGTTTTTGAGTTTGCAAGCCACGCGGTTAGCGAGGTGCCCACCAGCGTGACCGCGGATGACAGAATTATGGTTAACTGTTCATCTGTAATTCTACTCACCCCTCAAAAACAACACCGTCAACAACAAGGCCGTTAGCGTCCGACACTGTGAAAATCCTGCTTCCGTCAAACGCAACCTTAACAGTGTTCGATCCCTCAGTTACAAGCATTGTAAACGCTGACCCGCTTTTGAAACCGTAGAAATATTGGATTCGCTCAACCCCGGACGCGCTGGAATGATAGCGAACGCCTATTCGGCTGGAATGCTGAACCATGCCTGAAATCATTTCAGCTGACCAAATCTGCACCCCGCCATCGGAGCGGGTGTCAATCGACCCGGAAGTTCTGTTTTGCGCGTCACAGATTTTACGCTGACAAATAAGGGTGTTATCGGATTCAAGATTTACGCCAATGTTGTGTTTTTCATAACCGTAAAGCTGGGAGCCGCGTTGAAGCCGAATACACGGAGTTGTCGGCCATTCTTTCAGTGTGCCGGAACCGCCACCGGATAGAACCAGGGTTGTGTTAAGCATATTGTACGCTGTTTTGCCGGAAGAATAAATCAACTCAACATCGTTGCAAAGTAACTTATTCACATTCACCGCGCGGATTGTATGAGGTAGGTTTGCTTCGTTGGTGTTTGAGCAAGCGATATTCAAATTGTCCAAAGTCACAGAATTACAGTTGTGCATAACTAAACCCATAAGGCGTGGCATTGTAGCGGGCGGATCATTTGAATCATAGCGACCGGTGATATAAACATTGCCACCGTTTGCAATGTTAAACCAACGATAGGAATTCGACCCGGCTTTAACATGGATTTCTGCTTCTTGATGATAAATCGGGCAAGCCAATAAATCCATCGCTTGAAAGATTTGAATAAATGGATTCTCTTTCGTACCATCGGGTGACCGGTTCATGTGATACACTCCACCATTATCAACGCTATTATTTACATATATAATATTGTTGAATGTAGAATATCCGGCACCGTACCCCTGTGTGGTAGTCTGCTTAATGGAGGACGGTGTACCCTGCAACAGAGAACCGCGCCAAATAGAAATCATTGAATCTGTGGGGTTTACGGCAGTAATCCCCTGTGAATTTGCATACACATAAAATTTATCGTTTACGGTTAAATCCTCAAATTCACCCGACCAAAACCGTTGATTGTCCAAATACTGCGGAATTGTAAACTGCCGAATATAAACACCTGCTTTATCGTAAATGCGAATCGTGTTCGGGGAATAAGTGAGCATTACAAAAGCGGTTGCATTTGCCTTGACAGTTTGCATGATATAGTCAAATCCGGGGTTTGAAAGCGCCACCATATTTGAAGCAGTGTTGGTTGCCGGGTTCCATTCATATACATTCAGCCCTTGGGAAATGTACATTTGATCGTTGGTTTTATCGTATGCAACGGAAGAAACAGCGCTTTCATTGTACCCGGCAGGCGAAGAATACTTTTGGATTGTCGCCAGTGTGGTAGGGTTCAACTCAAAGATCGTCTTAGACGGTGCCCCGTTTAATTCGCTTGTGGCAACAAAAAGACTATTTCTTTTTGAATTATAAACAATTGCATTGGCATGGCCTAACCCCTCAATATCCCGGCGGGCGACTTGTGCACCGTTGGAGTAGTTGAAGATCACCACCGCCGCCGTGGTGGGGTGTAACTCCAAGGTGTGCCCCCGGGGCACAAAAGCGCAAGCGTAATAATGATTCCCGCCGATTGTATAGCGCGCCCCGCCTTGGTTCACCGGGTAGCGGTCTGTTTCCTGCTCGGCGTTGGCAAGATTTTCACCACGATATGTGTAGCCCAACAGCCAGCGCTCAAAATCAATGTAAGTTGAATGCGGTTGATTTTTGAATGTTACAAAATCCTTTTTCAGCTGGGCGATTTCCTGCCGGAATTCGTCAAAATAAGGATCGCAGATCACGGCGAGTATTTCTTTAAGGGTGCCGTCATCGTACCACTTTTGCAACTGTTCCGTAACAGTTTCCTTAATGTGTTTATCAAGGTTTTCCAGCAAATCAATTACATAGTTTATCAACTCATCGTAACTATTTACCTTTTCAATTACTTCATTCATCTTTTTCAAAACGCCATAAAGCAGTTCCTCAAAAGATAATGAATCATCGTAGACCTGCGGCAGTATGCGATTGCAATAGAACCGCCGAAGCACCGCGATAGGGTCAACATCGGGTTTTGGATAATTCATAAATTTACCTCCTTAGTACCATAACGGCATAAACAGATCTTTATATTCATCGAGTAATTCAGAATATAAACCGTTTACTTCATTTTTATATTGCCGGAAAACTTCCCCTGCGGGCATTGTTAAACCGGTAATTGTTTCGATTTGGTTTGATTTTGTTGTGGTGTCATTGGCGGTGGTGTTTGATCCTTTATCCGTTGTTTTGTTGGACGCGGTGTCAAGGTTTGCCCTATCAGCGTATTCAATCGAATTGAAATCTTTTGCTTTTATCATATTTCCGGGAAGATCACTTGCCGCACCCCGCATTGTTGAATTTGAATCGTTTTGATTTGAGAAAGAACCGGTTGACTTGCTTTTTCCTGTGGCGTTTGAATCCGTTTTGCGGTTAAATTTTTGGTTTGCAACCGCCAAATCTGCGGTCATTTGTGCGAATCCGTCAAAGGCTCTGGCGTATCCGGGCATGACTTCCATGCATTTAGCTTGCAATTTTACTTTCCATAAGTAGAAAGTTTCAAACGCAAACTCATCTGTTAAATAATGGAAAATGAAAAGCATTTCAAAATAGCGCTTGAAATCCTCGATTTTCTGCGGCGTTGGATAGTAGAAGTTAAAGATCTTTTCACGAGCTGAATCAACGCGGTTATATAATCCCTCGTTTCTATCTTTGCATAAATTGTTTACAACAACTTCCAAACTTGTGGTATACCGTGCCATTAGTCCCCCTCCTCCGGATCATCGACAGTGTTTGATTCATCACCAAAGGCGGGTTTATCCTTTTCGATGATTTCACTTTGTACTCGCGGTTTTACAGAAATATCCAAGCCGAACCGGTCATTGATCTGCTTGCAAGCGTTTTTCCGTTCATATAACATTGTTTCCAAGTTAATAGACACAAATTGATTATTTGCGTTGACCTCATCGGTGATAAGGCGTTCCGCTTTTTCGTTCTGCACATTATTCACACCGAGAAATGAAAGAAATTCAGCTTTGTAACTTTCAAGCAAGGTATAAAGATCTTTGGCTACCAGCGGCGCGCCGGTATTCACACTATCAAAGCAATCATTAAAATCATTATCCTTGTCAATGAAAATATAGCCTTGCGATCCGTCATATTTTGCAAACAGATTTGCGAGCGCTAATTTTTGATTTGAAGTACCTTTCAAAATTACCGGCGTTTTTTGAGCGTTCACATTTATGTCAATTATCTGCTGTGTTTTTGCGATTTTGTCTACAAAATAATTGATATAAAAAAGGGTGGGAGTCCACATTGGATTGTTTTTGATTAAAACAAAATCGTCTGCGTTGTATTCCTGATTGAAGTTGATTCCGTAGCCGTTGATTTTGACCGGGTATCCGTACAGATTTAGAACTGATTGATCCGCCGCGCGTAGCCCTAAAAACCCCCGGTCACGATCGTTGCAGAACGCGGCCTTGCCGTCTTGGATCAATGCAAACTCTAAAAAGTCGGCGTCCACCGTCTCCGGCAGGTTTTCCCACTCAAACACTGTGGCGGCAATATTCATGAAGTAACATTGATAGATTTGGTTTAGTTGTGTTGCAGTTAAGATTGAATTGAATTGACCGGCAAAAGTACCGTTTGTTGCTGGGCTGTGATAAAGCGCAAAAGGTTTTGCGCTTGCCGGATTTTCCATTATTATCCCTCCTTTTAATTGTTATTCAGAGAATAATTCCCAAAATCGGAAATAGAATGCCAAATTGTGACCCCTGCGTTAAACATACCGCGAATTGAAGCGGCTTCCGGTGCAGGTGCATTTACTTTTATATTGCAATCAACAGTCTGTAGGTAATTCCATTTACTGCGGGTATTTTTCCAGCTGGATATTTTACCCCACTCGTTAATTGCATACCCGTAAAGATCCAAAAAATCATCAATCGGCCCGCACTCGTTATATAAAGGTGAACAGTCAACCAACCTAAATTTGCAGTTTTCACTTGAAATAGAGTTTGTGTCACTTTGGTTTCCCTTGCTGGCAACCTTAGAGTTGAACGCATTTGCAATATCCCTTGAAGCGTTGAAAATAGACCCAACGGCACCGACTCCGGAGGTAATCGCTCCGGCAACATTGCCACTTGCAATATTTGCGCCAAGACTTACTGCACCACCAGCCACAGCCCCGGCCGCATTCAAAACTGAACCAACACGGTTAAGCGACCCTTGAACACCGCCATTTTCGTTGTAGCCAATTTGCATTTCAAAAGAATATGGCACATCAAAAACAGATTCGGCGGGTTTTGAATAATTTTTCAATTTCAGCTTAAAACCATTAGAACCTATTGGGCGCATTTCTGCGCTCATTTTGATTGAATTCCCTTTAATAAATTCAGGGCGCAAAGGTTGACTAAACCCGTTATAATTATAAACAATATAAACTCGACACATTGAAGTAAGCATTTTTTTGTTTCGCGGGGAATAGCCGCACGCTAAAGTGTTTCCTGCAATTTCTGCTTCTGTATCTAAAGTCATTGAAACATTTTCCTTGCAATAGTTTATTTCAACGCCATTAACAGTGATAGGTACAATCCAATCACTGTTTTTTAACTTTGAATAAACCCAATACGGAACGCAACGAAAACCTATAATATCCTGCCGCCGATCCGTTGTACCTGCGTATGCGTCTATTATTTTTTGAATCACATTATGATCATAAATAAATCCCGCGTATTGGCCGGTCATTGATTCCAACTTACCGTAGCCACCATAAACCCAATCGGATTCACCTGCTCCGGGTGGCCTTGATACGGAAATCATCGACCAATAAGGAACCCATGAATCACCACCTGAAAAAATTTCAATTTCCTTTTCATAATCGGCAGGCGCTCCCACCGGTTCAGGCTGAAGCCAGCGGCCTATGGTGTCCTCACTTTTTTTCACATGAGCGCGGGCGATAAGTGATTTATAGTAAGTTATATTGAATTGGTAGGTTTGCCAGTAATCGGTTGTAATATAAATCATCGCAACATCTTGTGCGATATATTCAACGCGATCAATGAACGCGTAGTACCATTTTTTATTTCCCTGACGATTTACAAAATCGCGGTTTTGGTAGCGGCAATAATTAAAGGCTTCAAAGCGTGCAAAATTCCCTTCGATTCTAAAAGCTTGATCCTTTTTTATATAATTGAATTTTGTTGCGCTAACACCCTTTGCCGCCAAATCATCAAAGGCGGCGACTTGCGCCGCCGCCGTTGGGAAATCGACAATGGCATGACATTCTTCGGGTTTACCCCATGGAACTGTAAATAGATCCAATCGTGTTGTAGGGTTAGTTACTGCCATTGTTTTTACTCCTTTTACTCCTTTTACTCGGGTAAATCAACAGTCAAAACGATAGGGGTGACAACATTGTCAGTAATCAAATTACAGACAACGGTTGCAGTTGAAGAGGTAGTTTTAGGAACAGCCGCCCCCGCTGTAAATGTAATTGTTTTGTCCATTGCATTGTGAGTAATCGTTACATAATCCTGCAAGTTCTCATTTGTAATTTTATCTTTCAAGTCGGATTCAAGAATATGATTAATCGTCAACCCCACATTCTTTACCTTGTAATCTGCGGGAATTGTTGCGTAATTAACAGTTTGAACTGTGCAGAAATTGATCATTACAAGGTTGTCATTGTACGGCGAATTATAATTTGTGATTGTCAAATCCCCCAGACCGTCAGCTTTCGGCACTTCAAAAACCATAGCATTAGCAAAGGGACAAATACCGTAAATTTGCCAAACATGAAAGAAATACTGCCATGTCAGGGAAGAGCCGATGAAGTCTTCTGCCGCCGTTTGGATATTGTCATAAACCTGAAACAGTGCTTCATCGCAAATTACAAAACCAATATCGGACAAGGTTTTGCCGGTGCGCTTTCTGTTTTCCAAATCGTAGTTGTCATAATCGAATGAATCAACTACAATAAGATTATTGCGAAAATCGGCTTCCGCCATATTGAACGCCATTGCAAGAACCTTAACGCCCAATTTGTTAATCAAATCGGAACGGATAATAATTACAATGCGGTCAGCCTCCGACCAAGTTTCCACCGGGTCGCCGACTGCGCCGGGCTGATTGATATAATTGTTATAGGCAGTTGACGGAAAAGTCATATTCATGGCTGTTTCACGAATGGTGGCTACCATATCTTCCGCTTCGTCTTTCGTGGCGGGCATTGCCAATTTTCGGCCAAGGACAACATTGTTTGAATAGGCGTCAACGATGGCCTGCTTAAACAGGTTGAACTCGCGAATCTCATTGCCGGAAAAAACAGAATTGATTTTTGCAGATACAAACCGGTTAAAACTTTCATAGGAAACAAAGGCACCCATCAATTCCTCGCGGTTAATAGACAGCGGAAAAACATCCTGCCGGTTTCTGCTATAATAGGCCACCTTAGTGTCACCCTTGTACAGTTTCAAAATGCCGGACAGATTTTCGCCATTATAACCCATGGGATTGACAGGGTTTTCATAGATTTGTTGAACATCAGTGCCCAAGGGATAGGGGCGGCCTTTTTTCAGGCGAGCAAGCCGGTTTGAATAGCGCTTTACTTCCACCGCAGTAAACATAATTCTATCAACAAGGACAGAAATAAATTCATTGGTATGGGCTTTGTAATTTAGAATCGGATTGGCGAATTTGCTAATATCGTCACCCTCGGCAAGAACAGGGACATCGTTCTGCGCGGATTCGCTCATCATAGAACGAACGGCGTTCAGCGTTTTTTGTGCTTTTGCCGCTTCGGTCATTTTCTTATTAGAACTCATTGAAAAATTCTTCCTCCTTTAACTCCTTGATCACTTCATCGGGTGTCTTTTCGTCAATGGCGGGCGGGGTGCCCTCGGGTTTGTTTACCTCGAGTTTTTCGCCCACTTTCATCATCAGGTTGCCGTTGATCTCACGAATGCGGTTATTATCCTCGACCAGTCTTGCATTGTCGGCAGTCAAGCGTTCAATCTCACTTGCGTAGTCCACAAAGGTGTCCGTGATTGTTGCAAGATCGGGGCCGATCTCGGTTACATCTTCCGCTCTTGAAACACGATCAACAATTTCCTTGATTTGCTCAACAGATAAACTCATTTGTTTTACTCCTTTCATAATCTATTATATATAATTTTCTCTACTTCACTTTTTATCTGTAAATTTTCAAAAAACAAGCGCCCCGCCACTGCAAAGGACTTGATCTTCTTTAATTCGGCTCCTGCGTGCGGTCGATTGTTTTCTGCTATTTTGTTTACAGTTAATGGATTTGTCTTAGGGTCGCCTGTTTTGCAGGCGTATAACGCTTGTGAACTTGAAGCAAAGAAAAAATATATTATATTGTTGTTGGTTTTAATGTTGAATAGTTGAATTGAATCTTTAGGTTTTCGTTCGATTTGTGAATAGTCATCGTTTAGAAATGATTCATTGTTTGCGTATTCATTGTATTCGGGTAGATATTTTGTCGCTAATTTGTTTTGAGGAGTTGTTGCTTTCGCGAATGCTAATTCATTTGTAGTGGATAGCATTTCTGCGTATATTAAATCATTTTTGAATAATGGGCTATAATGAAATTTGATTCCGAATGCTAAGCAATATGGGTTTACCATTGATAGAGCGTTTGCCAACATGAACACCTTGCCATCTTGGCGCGTTCGGAATACGGTTTCTTGCAAATCAGTGAACACTCTTAATTCATTCGGCAGATATCGCCGGAATGATGATTTATTATCAATAATGAATTCATCATAAACGATTATTGTTACTGATGAAAAATCATCGGACCCTTTAAGAATGTCGGCGTTTGTCAGGGCAATAAATCGCCCTGCCTGCTCGCCGTCTATATATGCTGTTTTGCCTTTGATCTCAAATTTGTGATCGGGATAGTTATTTTTGTGTTTTGTAAAAAATCCGTCTGTGGCTTCTTTAATTTCTGTCTTGTACCGGCGAAGCCATACAAATTGCTTTTTGCTTTTTAGGAACTGTTCAATCACATACTTTTTTAGCTGATATGTTTTGCCTATACCTCGGCCGCCTATTAAAATGTTTAGGTAGCGATTGTAGGATAAGCATTTGCGTAAACTGTAATATTTCATAATTCGGTCGGCGGAGAAGTCGCACCCCGGATCCACCCGGTGCAGTTCGACGGCCGACTCCTCGCCGGTGGCACCCACCTTCACTAATGCGTTTTGATTCTCCGCCGCCTTTAGAAATAAACAGAAAGGTTTATACACCTTTCATTTATAATGATAACATATAAAAATTATTTTGTCAAGGATTTTCAGCAATCAATCTCTGTATATTCTAATATTACATTCTGTATAACACAGGCCGGAGCCGAGTTGGTTCGGTTGGGGAAAGTTTATTTGTATATCAAAATGACAATACCA